CGTAAATCTGTTGACGAAGAAGTACAAGCAGGTATTGGTGGTGGAGAAAAAACTGTTGAACGTGCAAGAAAAGAAAGATTCCAAACAACAACGAGAGAGTTAGTTGAAAAGACTAAAAAACAAATAGCTGAACAAAAACTAATACCAACAAAAGAAGAATTATATGAAGGTCTGCAAACTTATGTAAAAGACAATGATATTGAAGGTTTATTAGGTATTACAAGAAAAGTATTAGCTATGCAGGGTGATAGTAAAAAAATAAGCAAGCTTGTAAAAGGTATGACTTTATTTGATAAAGGAGCTAAAGGTTTAAGAATGAGTAATGAGTTGTTTATAAATAATTTATTGTCAGCACCAGAAACACAAATTATTAATGTTATTGGTTCTTTATTTAATGTTGCTCTTGGTCCTTTAGATCTAGCAGCAGGTAGTCCAATCATGGACAAACAAATGAAAATAAGGGCAGCTAGAGAGCTTGCTACTATTTTTACTTCTTTTACAGATAACATTAAAGCAGCAGGTAAAGCGTTATGGCTTGATAAGAATATTCTTGATGAAAGAAGAATGTTTGGTACACAAGATGCTTATGAAAGATATGCAATAAGAATGATGGGTGATAGTGCTTTTGCAAAAAGTATAAATTTTCTTGGTCATGGAGTTAGAGTACCCTCTCGACTTATGATGGCAGGTGACGAATTTATAAAACAAACTGCATTTCGTTCACATTTAATGGGTGAGCTTACGCAACAAGCAACAGAAAAAGGATTAACAGGTAAATCTTTTGAGATTTATGTAAAAAGTAATTTTGATGAAATTATAGATATTGTTAATACCAAAAGTTTTACTAGAGGACAAGATACTGCTTTTCCTAATTTTGTACCAAATGAAAATATTTTAGACGCATATACAAGAGCTTTAGATTATTCAGCAGATAGAACATTTACAACTGAACTAGGCAAAGGATTTGGTTTAAATGGTTTTGGTTCGGCTCAAACAAAAAAACTTGCAGAAATATTAAGAATTTCTCCTTTAAGACCAATAGTTCCTTTTGTTACTACGCCTGTAAATATAGGTAAACAAGTAACTAGAAGAACAGGTGTACCAGACTTTAGAACTTTATTTAAAGGTATGCCACCAAAATATAATGCAACTTTAGGAAGAATTTTAAAAGAACATAATGATAATTTATTAAGTGATGACTTAGCTACTGCATATAGAGCTAACGGAGAAGCTACTGTAGGAGGTCTTTTATGGGGTTATTTTATATCTTTAGCAGCACAAAAAGATAATCCAGAAGCGGAATTAGCAATAATTGGTGGAGGTCATCATAATAAATATTTAAGAGAAGGAGAGAAAAGAACTGATGAATTACCATATAGTTTTAGAGTTTTACAAAAAGACAAAGATGGCAATGTAATTAGAGGAGATAATGGTTTACCAAATTACGAATACTTAGATCTTTTATCTCGAATGGAACCAATAGGTTCTTTATTTATGATTGCAGGTGATATGGCATATATTAGAGATTTTGTAAGTGATGAAGATTATACAAATGCTGCTAATGCTCTTACAGGTTTAATGGCAAGAAATATAGGCAATAAATATATGCTGCAAAATATTGCAGAGTTTATTGATTTAACAAATGATGTTGGTGCTTTAAAAAGGTTTTATAGAGTGCCAGCAAATTACGCTGCGAATCTTGTGCCTTATTCTTCTTTATGGAGAAGCATTACAAGAGCAAGAGGTGAAAAATGGACATACGAACTTCGTGATAATGAAGGTAAATTATTAGGAACTCAAACATACGAAGGTAGATTTCCAAAAAGAAAAACTAAATTTAGAAAAGGAGATAAACAACCTCAAACAGAAAGAATGGAAGACAAAGGAAACTATACAGAAGATTATGGTGAATATGAAGGTAATGATTTTGGTAGTTTAAAGCTATCTAATAATCCTTTTCAAGATTTTGATATTTTTGGCACAATGATAACAAGAAGTTTGCAAGACTATACAGCAGGTTTTAGTGCAGATATTGAACCAATAAGAAGCATGACAACAGGCAGAATTGCAGAATACCCAGAGGGTGCTTTCTTTGGTAATTATTTTAATCCTTTTAAATACAGAAAAGAAAAAGACAATCCTGTTGATGAATATATAAGAAGATTAGATCTTAAGCTTGTACCACCGCTTGATACTATTAGATTTAATAAATATGGTAATGAAGTAAATTTAACAACACAACAATATAACAAGCTAACAAGTCTAATACCTTTTATAAAAATAAGCTATGACGAAAAAGGCAGACCTTTCTTTGATCCGCAAAATGGTAAACGCTTTCCAGAAATAATTTTAGAACTTTCTAGAAATAAAAATAATATCAAAGCTTTAAAAGAATTAGAAGCTGATAGTTCTGGTGGTATTGACGCACAAGGAATGTTAACAAGAAAAGAAATTATAAGACAAGAACTACAACAACCAGTAAGAACTTTTTGGAAGGATTACAAAAAAGTTGCTGTAGAGTATTATAAAGAATATATTATGGATAAAAAAATAAAATCAATGGCTGAAAACGAGAACAGAAGAGCTTATGAAGATATAATACCAATATTAGAAAACTTCTCTAAAAACTAATTATGGCTACCAACACGACAGCTACGTCACAAACTCATAATGGAAATGGTAGTACAGCCACGTTTGCTATATCTTTTTCTTTTCTTGAAAATACTGAGGTTGATGTTACAGTTGGTGGTGTTCTTAAAACACTAGGCACACACTACAATATTAGCGGTTCATCAGTTACTTTTACTTCTGGTAATATACCTCCTTCTGGTACTGCCAATATAAAATTTCAAAGAGATACAAATATAAGTACAAAGAAAGTAGACTTTGCTGATGGTAGTGTTTTAACAGAAACAGATCTAGATAACAATAGCGATCAAATATTATTTGCTCAACAAGAGATTACAGATAAATTAAGTGGCATTGAAGAAGGAGCTACAGCAGATCAAACAGATGCAGAAATAAAAACTGCTTATGAGAATAATGCTAATACAAACGCATTTACTGATGCAGAAAAAACAAAGTTACAAAATTTAGATTTAGCAAAGTTACAAGGAATAGAAACAGGAGCTACAGCAGATCAGTCTAATGCTGAGATTAAGACTGCTTATGAAGCAAACTCTGACACTAATGCTTTTACAGATGCAGAGAAAACAAAACTAGCTGGTATTTCTGCAAGTGCAGGTGCAACAACATTTGTAGGTCTTGGAGATACACCTGCAAACTTTACAAGTGCAGCAGGTAAGACAGTTAAGGTAAACAGTAGTGCTAACGCTTTAGAGTTTGTAGATCAAATATCAGACGTTGTAGGAGATACTACACCGCAGCTAGGAGGAGATTTAGATGTACAGGCAAGAGAAATAAATACATCTACAACCAATGCCAATATAAAATTAAATCCTAATGGTTCAGGTGCAGTAGAAGTAAAAGGAGATGGTAGTAGTAATGATGGTAAATTACAACTTAACTGTTCACAAAACTCTCATGGTGTAAAACTACAATCCCCTGCTCATAGTGCAGGTCAATCTTATACTATGATTCTGCCTGATAATCAGATAGCAGCAGATAAATTTTTAAAAGTAAAAAGTATTACTGGTAGTGGAGCAACAGCAGTAGGACAGCTAGAATATGCAGATGGTGGGGGTGGAGCTACAGGTGGTGGCGGTGAGAAAATTTTTCACGAATCTGAGAATCAGATGGATAACGATTACACGATAAGTGCAAATCATAATGCAATCGTGCCGACACCTCTTACGATCAATGCTACACTTACTGTAGGTGCTACTTCAACTGTTACTTTCGTCTAATGGCAATAGCAATCAATGGTTCTACAAACGTAATAACAGGACTTTCACAAGGAGGTTTACCTGATGGCTGCGTAACAAATGCAGACATTGATGGTATGGCTGCTTCTAAGCTAACAGGTGCTTTACCTGCTATTTCGGGTGCAAGTTTAACTAATATTCCTGAAGCTGCTATAACTGGTAAACTTAGTAGTTCATCACATATACAACAAACTGTAGCTTCTGGCTTAACTTACAATAGTGTTACAGGCGATCAATCATTAGGTAGTGTCAGTAATGCTACTGCTTCAAGTATTAAAGCTCTTGTATGTTTTGTACAATGTGTTCACTCTTCTTCTAGTGCTAGTCATGGTTATCTAACTGGTTGGATTTATCAAACTGGAAAAACCTATAATGTTGATGGAGGATATTTTGATGTAAGAACATACAATCAATATGTTTTACATTTTCCAACAACTGTTATTATTCCGTGGGATCCTAGTGGAACTCAATCGTTAAATCTATATATAAATTCTTCTACAGAAACAGGCAGTAATAATTATTTCAATATAGGTGTAGATAGTAAATTGGAGAATGTTTAATGACTTTGACTAAAGCAGATTTTATTTGGAAAGCAGCTTACGACTTAGTAGGAAACGTATCAGGTGCATTATTTATTTCTGGTGATCTTACTTATGAAAATATAGTTTGGAATAAAGAAATATACACTGGTACGATTCCAACAAAAACAGAGGTTGAAACAAAAGCACAGGCTTTGTTAGATGGAGAAGCTATGAGAAGGCTGAGAGAACATAGAGATAATTTATTAAAAGAAACTGATTGGGTTGTTACCAAAGCAAGTGAAACAGGAGTTGCAGAAACAACAGCCTGGAAAACTTATCGTCAACAATTAAGAGATTTACCAAGTAGTGCAACACCAGAATTAGATGGTATGTTTATAAAGAACGTTACTTGGCCTACTAAACCTAGTTAACCATGACAGCAAAAATAAAACTAAATGCAGCATCAGGTGGTGGGTCAGTTAGCTTACAAGCACCTTCTTCATCTAGTAACAACAGAATAATATCTCTGCCTGATATTGCAGATGGTACGCTTTTAACAAACCAAAGTACTTTAGATTCTACTAAGTTATCACCTGCTATAACTGCTGGAATCACAATGGCACAGCAATGGAGAATTACGAGTAATTATGATTTAACTGCAAGTGCTGGTGAGACTGTTCTTTCTTCAAATTGGGAAGCTGATGACAGTTACAGTTATGGAGCAATAGGTTCAAATTTAACAAATAGTAGTGGCACTTTTTCTTTTCCCTCTACAGGTATTTATTTAATTAGTGTTTCATCAGCTATGTATTCTCAATGGCCTGATTCTGCATCTGCTGACAACTGGGGTATTTTTATGAGTATTTTAGTTACAACAGATAATAGTAATTATAATAGAGCAGCTTTTACTTCAACATTTATAGAGGCAGCAGCTTCAAAATATCAGTCTTTCTATTTATCTTATATTTTTGATGTTACTAATACGTCAACACATAAATTTAAAATTAGTCAAGAAGTTGAAAATGCTACAGTAACATTTATGGGAGATTCAAACACTACTGAAACTGGTTTTTCTGTTATTAGATTAGGAGATACATAATGAGATCAGACGGAAGAGCAGACCACATTGAAGATTACCTTGTTACTGTTCGCACAGGACAATGGTTTGGTTGGTCTGATTCTAAAAATAAAATCTACGCAAACCTTGTAGTTCATGATGGTGGCACAAAGCCAACTGAAAAACAATGTACTGACGGATTAGCTGCATTACAGGCTGCATGGGATTTAGAATTTGATAGTTATAAATCTAAACGAAGAGCAGAATATCCAGATTTTCCTAGTCAATTAGACGATATATACCATAATGGAATAGATGGTTGGAAAGCTACAATCAAAGCTATTAAAGACAAGTACCCAAAACCTAGTTAATTATGTCAACGATTAAGGTTCAAAATATACAGCACACAGCAAGCAGCACAAATGCTATTGCCCTTGCATCTGATGGAACGTGTACTGCCAATATTACTAATAACCTAAGTAATAGAAACTTGATAATTAACGGAGCTATGCAAGTGGCTCAACGTGGTACAAGCGGTAGTACTGCTGAAGGTTATCCAAGTATTGATAGATTTTATACTTTTAGTAATGGGCTAGATGAAAACCCAACAATGTCACAAGAGTCTTTAACAAGCTCTGATACACCTTTTTCTTCTGGTTTTAGAAAATATTTAAGATTTCAAAATGGTAATCAGACAAGTGGTGCTGGTGCTTCTGACCAAACATTTTTTTCACAATTTATTGAAGCACAAAACGCAGCAAGTAGTGGCTGGAATTATACTTCTACTTCAAGTAAAATAACTCTTCAATTTTGGATTCGAGCAAGTGTTACTCAAACTTATTATGGTTATGTAAAAGCAAGTGATGGAGGTAATTATTTATATCCTTTTTCAATGGCCTTAACTGCTAATACTTGGACAAAAGTTACAAAAACAATTATTGGTAATTCTAATTTAACAATTAATAATGATAATGGAAATGGATTGGAGTTTGGAATTTATGCCTATCTTGGTACTACTTTCACTGATAATAGTGTTTCTCTTGATACTTGGGCAGCTTATTCTGGAGGAACGACAAGAACACCAGATCATACAACAACGTGGTACACAACAAATGATTCGACTATCGACATAACAGGAGTTCAATTAGAAGTAGGCAGCGTGGCAACAGATTTTGAACATAGGTTATTCGGACAAGAGCTTGCTTTATGTCAGAGGTATTGTCAGGTAATTAAAGGTGGAACTGCGGCTTCTTCAACACAAGTTGCCCTAACTGAAAATGCAACTTTATATAATGGAGATATTTTATATTGTACTATTCCACTTAGAGTATCAATGAGGACAGCACCTAGTCTGGAAGTTACAACTGGAACAAACTACTATGTTGTTTATACTAACGGCACTGGTACAGATTTAACTGGCAGTGGAATGGCTCTTAATGGTAATACTAGCCCTGACAATATGGTTATTTATCAGAGTGGTACGTCACTTGGTACATCAGGACACGGAGCAATGATTAGGCTTAACAATGCGAGTTCAAAATTGATTTTTAATTCGGAGCTTTAATTATGGCATACCCAACAAACCCAATTTATAAAAAATACAATGACAGCATAACTGGTGTATTTTGTGGTGTAATGAAAATGGAAGGTACAGTTAAAATATGTATTCCATTAGCTGAAGATAACACCCACTACCAAGAATACCTTGAGTGGGTAGCAGAGGGAAACACAGCCGAAGCTGCTGATTAGTGGACATACCAGAAATTAATCTGCCTGATACAGATTATATTCTTGTACCACCTAAAACAATTTTCTATCCACCTGTGGCAGAGATTCCATATTTAGACCCTGTACTTCTTCCAAGTCTGGAACAGGTAGAGTCGGGTTTGGGAGGTCAGGAATCTTCTGCTGAAGAAGAAAAAGCATCTTCAAAGGAGGAAGCGTTAGAAGTAACACCAGAGACAATACCGACAAACCTGCCAAACACCAAAGAAACTTTATCAACTGAAGAAGCTATAGCTACGTTTAATCTACCATTTTTCGGTGAAATGCCAATACCTGCACCAGAGGTCATAGCTTCTAGTGTAATAGCAGCAGGTACAGCGTCAGTTGCTAGTGTGGTTGGTGGTATTGCCATGCAAAGCGTATTAGGTTTTATCAAAAAGACATTTAAGAAAATCTTTACTAAAATTCTTAAAAAAGAGGTCGCAAATGTCAAAGAAAAGATGGATAATAATAAAGGTAGCTAGAGTTCACATACCTGTACTATGTGGTGTCTAAACTAGCTACTTAAATTTTTCG